AGTCCGTATGTAATAATTTCAGAAAGGAAAAAATGAAAACTATATCAGTTTTATTTGGATTGTTAGCAGGATATGAGCTTTTATATTCACTAATCAACTATAGCTCGCTAGCATTTATATTAAGTATGTCATTTGTTATGAGTAGTCTCATGGCATTGAAGATTGAGGAGTTAAAATGAGAGATATATTACTCTGGATTTTACTTTACATCCCACTAGCAGTAGTAGCGTGGTATGTTCAAGTATTTATTATCAATATATGGCTGTTTCTAGGCAATATGATATACGGAACAATCACAGCACTATACCTTGCTGCCATAATCTGGATTTGGAATAAGTTACAAAGGAAATAATGATATTTTATATAGCATCAATCATATTAGTAGTCTGCTTATGGAAGATGGAGATATGATAATCAATGTAGACCCAGTGGCAAAACCACGCATGACAAGACAGGACAAGTGGAAACAGAGACCAGTAGTAGTCAGATATAGAGCCTATTGCGACGAGCTGAGACTAAAGGTAGGCAAGTATGTACCTGGAGATACAGTGTCAGTAGTATTCATAGTGCCTATGCCTAAGTCCTGGAGCAATAAGAAGAAGGCGTTGATGAATGGGAAACCACATCAACAGACCCCCGATATTGACAACTTTCAGAAGGCATTTTTAGATGCTCTATGTGAGAGTGATAGTCATGTCTGGGATATTCGGGCTGTGAAACTTTGGGGTACATCAGGAAAAATAATTATAAAAAATAAAAGAGGTAAATACTCTGATTGGAAGATATGAAGAAAAACATTGATGGAGAAGCAGTAGCAAGATGCTTTACAGGAACATGGGAGAGACACGATAGATATGAGCATGAAATGAAAACAAGTAGGTGGATTATCCTTAAAATGCTAATAAGGGGAACAATGAAACTAAGATGGTGGGTTCCAGTAAGTCAGAAGCGAAAAGGATTATATTTAAAAGGAAAAGAAATGATATGAAAGAATGTTGCGATGAGATATATAAAGACGATGGAAGGGATAGCGATGGCAAAGACCATAAAGGGGATTGGGGTTCTCATTCAAAAGCCGATAACTTACAAAGCATGGGATTTCCTACTCCACCGACAATCAGTCGTAATAGAATATCCAAGTTCGGGGTTCGGGAAGTATTGGAGGATTCTAGGGGGAGACCAGAGACTACACGAGATAACAAGATGCCAAGCAATAGCAGGAATATTGAAAGCTAAAGGAATACAAAGTATATGAAATCAAAATCACTCTGTCCAAACTGCAATCAAGGTAGAGATAGGCTTATTGAGGAAGATGGTGGATATTACTTATGTGGTCTTTGTAAGGGAAAAGGATGGGTTTATACAAAAGACGAGTCATATAGTACCAAGAGAACTAGTATATTCGGGGTAAGAAGTGGGTTGGATGTAGTTAGAATAAGAGGACTTGAGAGTAAACCAGAGATAGAAAAAGAAAAAGAAACTGCAATAAAAATAGGTTCACACTTTCTAGGATATAAACCATATTATAAAACACTATGTCAAAACGATATAAATTAGGAATACAAAGTATATAAAGGAAATATGAAAGTAAAAGAACTAATAAAAAAACTAAAAGGCTATGAAGATTTTGATGTTGAAACTAATTTATTCCTTAAAGATAACTCTGAATGGGGAGCAACACTTCAATCATTTTCTATAGAGGGCATATCTGATATAGGATATAGCGAAAAAGTAATATCACTAGACGCAAAACATCAAGATTAATTAACTATATAAGGAGAGATATGAAAGTAACAACAGAGCTACCAAAATCAAACAAAGAATATGACAAAGGATGGAATGATGGAGTACAACATGAACGAGATAGAGTTTGTCTTGAAATTGCTGGTTTTTCTCCACTAGGACACATGGAAACTAAAGAACTAGTTAAAATAATAAGGAAAAAATGAATCTAATAGAAGCATATTTACTAATCGCAATAGCATTTCTATCAGGAGTTTTGATAGTGATAAAAAAGGACTAATATGAGTGAACAGATAAAAAAAGAGGCAATAGGTAATTTGTTTGATTTACTTATATCTTACAAGATGCCAAATGGAACTACAGATAAAGAATTAGCAGAGTTTATGGAAACCACCATATCCCAAGCAGTACAACATGAAAACAAAAGAATGATAGATGTGATTAAGCAGTTTGACGGATATGATTGTGGAAAGACTGGTTGCAAAGACCAAGTAAAAAGTATTCTAAAAGCATTGGAGGGAAAATGAATAAAGTATGTAGCACCTGCAAGACTGAAAAAACAGTTTCAGAGTTTAGTAAAAACAAGACCACTAAGGATGGGTACGCTTATGATTGTCTAAAGTGTCATTCTACCGCCAATAAGAAATGGAGAAAGAAAAACAAAGATAGTGTTGTTGCCTCAAGATATAAGTCTTATGTTAAAAGAAAAGAGAATGGACAACTACAAGCCAAGAGTAGACTACATAATGCTATAGACTCTGGAAAGATTGAGAAACAAAACTGTGTTGTCTGCGGAGAAGAAGGTCATGCACATCATCACTTCGGATATGACAAACCACTAGAGGTTATTTGGTTATGCCACAAACATCACATGAACCACCATAAATATGTTAATGAGTTAATAAGCGAAGCTGTTTTACAGGAGAGGGATAGGATAGTGGAAGGCATTAAGAAAATAAACACCAAGACTCATATTTGTGGCTTCAATGATGGAGAACAAAACTGTGATTGCTACAAAGCGGGTATTTTTAGAGTAAACAGACTAATTAAATCGCTAAAGGAGAAATAGAATGAAGATACTCAATCTCTACGCTGGAATAGGTGGCAATAGGAAGTTGTGGGAAGGTCACGAAATAACTGCGGTTGAATACGACCCTTACATATTAAAGGTTTATCAAGACTTATTCCCAGATGACAAAACAAGTGTTGCTGATGCTCACCAGTATCTACTAGAACATTTTAACGAGTTTGATTTTATCTGGTCTAGTCCACCATGCCAGAGTCATTCATCATTCAGGCAGAATATATGTGTAAGGTATAGGGGAACTAAGCCTATGTATCCTGATATGCAGCTATATCAACAGATATTATTCTTACAGGCAAACTTTGATGGTGATTGGGTGGTAGAAAATGTCAAACCCTATTACAAACCACTCATAGAACCGACAGCTATAATTCAAAGACATTATTTCTGGGCAAACTTTGACATACCAGAGATAGATTTCAAGATGGATAAGATAAGAACTGCACAAATACCCGACCTGCAGCAACATCATGGTTTTGACTTATCAGGATATAAACTAAAAAACAAAAGACAAATATTAAGAAATTGTGTTTATCCTCCAGTAGGAGAACATATATTAAAGGAACTACGTTCCAATACTAAATAAAGGAATACCAGATGGAGAAGTAATGTTTATTTGTCCTAAATGTGGAGAGGTAGTCAAAGCAGTAAAGGAGATACTAAATGATGCAATCTGATATAATGTGAGTATATGACCAAAGTACCAGAGAAAAAGACCATATCAGGAAAGAAGAAAAAGGGAACGAAACCAATTAGTAAGCAGGCTGCATATAATAAAGCGTCTGCTTTTTTTGGAGAGGCAATAGATACAGCAGTAAATGTAATGCGAGAGTCAAAGAACGACAACGCAAGACTCGGAGCTGCAAAAGTAATAATAGCAAAGGTACTGCCTGACCTACGCTCAGAGGAAGTAAATGTAAAAGGCGATATAAAAGGTAAATGGATAGTGGAACTGAGAAAATATGGAGCAAATACCAATAATCAGGACACCAGTAACCTTTCAACCAAAGCAGCTTGAGGCTTACAAGGTATCTCTAAAGACACCTGTAACTTTCATGGGAGGAGCTAAAGGAGGAGGTAAGAGTTTTTTCATAAGAGGTAGAGAGATATTGAGACGAGCAGAATATCCCCAAACTAGGGGACTAATCATCAGAAAAACATTTCCAGAATTGATAGCAAACCATATAAGACCGATGTTTGTGGAGTACCCAGAGACTAGACAGTGGTACAACAAGCAGGAGAAGACAATCTACTACCCCAATGGCTCTACAACCGAGTTTTCCTATCTGCAGCGTACTGATGATGTCTACACCTATCAGGGACGAGAGTACGAGGACATAAGCATTGACGAGGTAACTCAGCATGAGTGGGAAGTTGTCAAGATTCTCCGAACATCCAACCGTACTACCAATAAAAACATTAAGCCAACGACTGTACTAACTGGCAATCCAGGAGGTATCGGGCATCAAGACATTAAGAGAGTATTTGTAGATAGACAGTTTAGGGATAGAGAACGACCAGAAGATTACGCATTTGTACCAGCATTTGTTCAAGACAACATAGCTCTAATGGAGGCAGACCCAGATTACATCAAGAGGCTAGAAGACCTACCAGACCATCTTAGGAGGGCATATTTACATGGAGACTGGAACATATTCAGTGGATTAGCATTTACCGAGCTAAACAAACGAGTCCATGTAGTTAAGCCATTTACACTACCAGCCAACACTAAGTACTTCGGAGGATACGACTGGGGATACAGACATCCATTTTCTTTCATATTGTGTGGAATAACTATGGACAAAGACATCTATGTAATCAGTTATAGAGTTGCACAGGGTAAGTTGCCGCCAGAACACGCTAGAGAAATTAAGAAGATAGTCGGCAATAAGAAGATTAAGATAATGACAGCTCCAGATGCTTTCTCACAAAAAGGCGGAGAGAAGATAATCAATCAATTAAGGGGAGCAGCTCCTCAATTAACATGGGTCAGAGCTAATGACGACAGAGTACAGGGAGTACAGACACTCAGAAAGCTATTTGCATACGAGGGAACAGAGTCAGGTAAGCCACAATTACACTTCTTTGAAAATACGCTGCCAGTGTACGACCAAGTAGCATCAATGATGTATAACGACAGGAAACCAGAGGATGTAATAAAGATGGATGCAGACGAGTTTGGATACGGCGGAGACGACTTATATGATGCCTTACGATACGCATTGCATACCTACCTATACCCGAATAAGCGAACTAAGAAGAAACCCGATGTAACATCAGGTCAGTACATCCTAAACCTAATTAAAGAGGAGGAAAGAATAGAGAGGGCTAGTAGACTAATGTTTTAGTGTGCTATGATAAGTTCATGTTACTGCCTATTAAAGATAAGTTCATAAGAGTAGTTGCAAACCAATTAGGGTTTATTGGTAACATTTCCAAAAGAGTACGAGTAGAGGCAGACATTGAGACTTTCAATTTCAAAGAGGACGAGAGTGTATGGAATCAAAAGCAGGGTAACTCTGCTAGAGTTTTTACTGTCTATTTTGACGATACCTTTGTAACTGGATTCAATGACGGAGAGAGACCAGAGATTACCTTTACGAGATTCTCCAAAGCACTCAGAGACCTAGCAAAAGAGGGGAAAGTTGTACTCAATGATGCGGAGGCAACCACCAAGAAGTTGATAGAGTCTGAGGTAGCAAAGATGGCAGTCAAAGACAGGAAAGACAAGATAGAGGCTATACCAGCAACAAATAAAACACAAAAGATGGCAAAGGAGGTTGTTAAGCGTGCTAATAGACGGGTTTCTACCAAAAGACGCAAGTAAGGATAGTTACGATATTCTTATGATTTCTGTTACTAATTTGTATTCCAAGTTAGATACTGACGAAAAGTTGTTAGTCGCATTAACATTTGATGCAGGATATACTCAGACTGTAGTGGCTATGATTTTGCAAGTATCATCCAAGACAATCTCAAGCCGAATTAAGAAACTTAAAAAGAAACTGGAGCTAGATTATGGTAAAAATCACTTCAAATAGATATAAAATAGAAGTATGAAGATATTAGATTTACTCAAACACAGATTTGAGATGGCTAAATCATTTACTAAGGACTTTCAAGAGGAAGTTGAGCAAGGAGTAAAAGATTACAACGCCGACCAACCAAGTAAAGTCCCCTTTCTAAATGACAAAGACTATATAGACACGCTCAATCGTCGCTATGCAATCACAATCCCACTGATATTCACAAACCATGAGTCTATGCTGGCGTCTCTATTTGACCGACCACCTGAAATAATCATCAGAGGTAGAGGAGCAGACGACGAAAATAAGAAAAACAAACTCAAAGCAGCTTATGAATACCTAATAGACAAACTAGATATACCTACCTGGATGACAGACTCAGCATGGTGGTTTATTCTAGCTGGTTTCGTCTCAGCAGAATCATCTTATGTTAAAGAGACAGTAGATGTACCAATGTTTGACGAGGAGACTGGCGAGGAACTAATGGACGAATTAGGAGAGCCAGTCATGAGGACGAAGTTTAAGTACGACGACCCAGTGATACAAACCAACAACCCACTCAAAGTATTTTTCTCCCCAGAGTCTGAGTTTAGTGTCAATGGAGACAAAATCCCCTACAAGTTTGATAAAATACTAATGAATACAGAAGAAGTAGAGAGGACTTATGGGACAAAAGTTAAAGCTGACTCGCAGTTGGAAATCGGCGAGGAGAAAGCGACCAGCAAAAAAGAGTCTGACAAAGAGGATAATAAGAGGGTACAAATCTATAGGTACAAAGGCACAATTCCCTCAGAGTACAAAGATGAAGAAATTGAAAAACAAGAGGTCTTTGAAGACTGGGATTACGAGTGCGAATACTTCGTCGTCTACTCAGCAGAAAAAATCCTCTATGCCGAAAAGATAGACAGTAAGAACATAACCCTACTAAAATGGTTTGGGTCTCCAAACAAGTTTTTCGGATTCGGTATCGCTAAACTACTACAACCTTTCCAGAAAGAGAAATCAACTAGGCGTGGTCAGATGATGCGATATGCCGATGTAGCAGCCTTTCCTAAGCTAGCAATACCACTAGACTCCGACATTGACGATAAGGCAGTACAAGACCCAAGAGAAATACCTGTAATCACATTTGACAAAGAGCCTCCAAAATACCTAACACCTCCAGATGTGGCTAACATCATTACCCTAACATCAGCAGAGGCAGACACCGACGCTCAGAGAGCATCTGGGATGATGGACATATCCCAAGCTGGTCAGCAGACTACTGTTGATACTGCTACTGGTCAGTCTATATTTGCAGAGGCAGCAGAGCGTAGGATGCGTATGGCTAAACGAAAATATGTAAGATTCTACCGAGAGAGCATGATTACTATACTCAAACTAGCTCAGAAGTACTGGGACGAGGACAAACTCGTATCTATTACCGACTCAGAGGGTAAGACCGAGCAAGTAACTATAACTAGACAAGACCTCCAGAACATAGACTTTGATAGAGATGTAGACATAGACGAGGAAACTCTAACAGTCAACAAAGATGTGCTAAGAGAACAAGCTATTGCCCTATACGACAAGGTAAAAGACGACCCACTGATAGAGCGAAAAGAAGTATTCAAAGATGTACTCACTGAGGGATTCAATAAGAACGACCCAGATAGATACATCAAAGAGTCTGGACTAGAGCCTGGACAACAACTCATAGATGCAGAAACTGGACAACCATACATAGTAGACGACTCAGGAGAAGTAGTACCACAGGAAAATATGGAAGAAACAGCAGAGCCAAAGGGTAATGGAGAGTCCGTACCTACAACTCAGGCTGGAGTAGTAAATAGATAGTTTAATAATTAGAAGACCCTTGTAAGAGGATTCTAGGAGGTTTTATGAAGCGTGTACTCGTACACATCCCCAAAAAAGATTTAGCAAGTGAAGTAGGAGGTAAGAAAGTCGTGCAACTAGGCGGCAATACCTACTGTTACAAATGTGGTTATAAGATGATTCCCGAAATACAGATAGAGGGGAAAGAAAGATTTAGGAGAGCAGAGTTTTACATAGATACTGCTTGCCATTGTGATAAATAATAACGACGAGACTGAAAGCGAGCCTACACCCATAGCTCAGGGAGGTATGTGGGAGGATGTCGTCAATCCAAGAACTGGGGAACACTCACTAAAGACCCATAGACTCAAGTTAGTAAAAAGGTGGTGTAAAGTCCACTCTTTCAGAGTTATAGACATGAAAAAACGACTAGCTGAGTGTACTGAGTGCGGTCAGGAAATTAAGTTTGTGGTGGGTAAAGACCTAGTTAAAGATGATGGCTCAGTCATAGTAAGGTAAAAATCAGTCAATATAATTATATAATTAAACTAGACTAACCGCTAAATGCGGCGTCTTATAGTAGAAAGGAGTCGTCATGTTAAATGACAACACTCTAAGTATTACAGATGCAGCCGAAAAAGCTGTAAGCACATTAAACGAAGATGCCGCAGAGGACGCAACGCCAGAAGTTGTTGAGTCGGAGGTAGATGGTGGAGTAGAGGATGCGAAAGATTCCGCTCCAGAGGGAGACGAGCCTGTAGAGGAAGAAACTAAGGAGGATAAAACCGACGAAGTTGAGACCGAAGAAGAAACAGAGACTCCCAAAGCCGACGAGGAAGACACTAAAACTGACGACGCTGAGACTGACTTTGAGCATATAGACCCAAAGACTCTCCCTAAAGAGTTGCAGCCGATGTATAAAAATCTTATGAAAGGTTTTACTCAAGGCAGGCAAAAAGATAGTGAGGTAGCCACTAAAGCTCATGAGGAGCTAGAGGCTCTCAAGATAGAGGTCAAGGCTCTCAAAGATGTTAAGCCAGAGACTCCAAAGAAAGAGGAGACTCCAAAGTTTAACACTCCAGAGGAGTATTACGACTACATAGCCGAGAAAAAGGCTAAGGAGGCTATCAAGACCGAAAGAGTTAAAGCATACAGAGAGACTGCAGTCGCTGATTATCCCAAGCTAGACAAAAGGCTTGACGAAAAAGGCGAACACTACGACATTGTATTTGACAAAGCCGTAGGAGCAGAGCTTGATTCTAAACTTTCTGACCATATAAAGGAAACTGGGTCAGAGATAGGATTTGATTTCAAATCCGAGTTTACGAGATTCAAAGGCGAGTGGGACGAATATGTTACAGGCAATGTTAAGAAGTATATCTCTAAGCAGGACGAGATTGCTAAAAAGAACGCTGAGAAGACTAGGAAGAAAACTCCAAAATCCTCTCCAGCTACTACTGCTCCAGCAGGGATAAAAACTGTTAGAGATGCAATCAGAGCCTCTAAGGAGAAATTATTAAATAAATAGGAGACTATTATGTCAGTCAATTTAGGAGAATTAGCTGCAACTACACTCAAAATGTATGAGGGGTCGTTAGCAGATAACATCTTCAAAAAAGCTGTTGTATTCAACCATCTAAAAGAAAATGGTGGGATGAAAAAAGTCAGTGGTGGAAGAAATATGGTAATACCATTGATGTATTCCGCTAATTCAACAGTCAAAGCGTTCACAGGTTTGGACACTTTGGACAACACTTATCAAGAAACTGTAGATGCTGCAGAAGTTAGCTGGAAGAATTACGATGTATCAGTCGTATTCACTTTCACTGACGAGTTACAAAACTCAGGCGAGAGCCAAGTTATTGACTTGTTAGAGGCTAAAATTACTCAAGCAGAAAACTCTCTCAGAGAGAGGATGAACGACGACCTTTTCAACGGAGCAGCTAGTGATAGTAAAGAAATCACTGGATTAGACACCGTTGTCGCACAAGCCACATACGCTGGCATTGCAGGGGGAACTTATTCATGGTGGCAGAGTGATGTGGATGCCACAGCCGCAACATTAACAGTCGCATATATGAGAAATGCAAAAAATACTGCTAATCTCGGTAATGGTGGAAGTAATGTATCTTTGATAGTTACAGACCAAACCCTTTACGAGAAGTACGCAAGTCTTTTGACATCTACTCTATCTATGTCTCCAAGCTCGTCAGAGAGTAAGAGACTAGGAGATGCAGGATTCACAAACCTAGAGTTTGAGGGAGTCCCAGTATCTTTTGACGAGTCATGTACGGCAGCCGTGATGTTTTTCTTGAATAAAGATAACTTCAAGCTCGCATATCATCCAAAAGCTAACTTCAAAGTTATGAAGAAAGCAGAGCCTACAGACCAACACGTGAGTATTTCACATATTGTCTGGTCAGGTAACACTTGGTGTAATAGACGAGCATCATTATCAAAACTAACAGCTAAAACAGCTTAAAGGAGAAATAAGTTATGAGTAAAAAAGTAATAACCTCCTTGACAGGTAACGATTCTACCAAACAGGTAGAGCCAGGAACAATCTTTTTTGATGATTCCAATGGCAAAGTTTACCGATATGTCTTGGTGGAGGATGCAGCTCTAGCAATCGGAGATGTAGTAGAATACGCCGATGATTCAGGCTACGAAGTAACCAATGACAGGTCTGGTGGAGCATCCATTGGACGAGTTGTAGCAGGAGTAGCAGTCGGTACGATTACCGATGCTTACTACGGCTGGATTCAAGTAAGTGGTATTCATACCGCCGTCAAAACTGATGGAGCAGTAGCCGCAGGGGATGCACTAATCCCTCATGCCTCAGTAGATGGTCAGGCTGATACCGCAGTACAGAGTTCAACAGGAGTCGTAACTGCAGCCGAAACTTTCGGGTATGCACTAGCAACCGACGCTGGCACAACCAGTGCAGGAACTGTTGCAGCTATGCTTAGATGTCTATAAAGAGTTAAGTATAAAAATCAGGGGGAGTGGCAACACTCCCTCTTTTTTTGTGCTATAATTTTGTTATGAAAATAGGCGTTGGAATACCCTGTCCAGAAAATGTCAATTCAAGTTTCGCATTTGATAATCTCCCTATGTTAATGGGTCAAGGCAGGAAACTCGGACATGAGATGTATCTATCGTATAAAAATGGAGTCAGAACAGACAAAAACCGCAACATAATCCTCAACCTCTTTTACAAAGCAGAAGTAGACTACATATTATGGCTAGACGCCGACATGATGTATCCCCACGATATTATAGAAAAATACCTAAAAGTAGATTTTGATGTCATAGGATGCCTCTATTTCAAGAGAATATCTCCATTTGAGCCTATTGCCTACATCAAAAACCCCAAACCAACACCAACAGCTCCATATATGTCGTTAGACCCCTCTAAGATACCCGAAAACGCTATTGCTGAGGTAGATGGACTAGGATACGGCGGCATGATGGTCAATATGAGGGTCTACAAAGGACTAGGAGAAGACAGATGGACTCACTACGGTAAGAACTTTCATATTCCTGGAGAAGTAGGAGACCAGGCTACTCATGACCTAGAGTTTTGCAAACAAGCACAAAAGGCAGGATTCTCAATCAAACTACATACTGGGGTCAGTCCAGGACATTTATCAACTCAGGTTATTACAAGAGTGGACTGGGAGGCAGTCAGAAAGTTAGAGGAACAAGATGGACAAGGAAAAAAGGATTAAAGTAGGGATAGGAATACCGACTGCAGATAGGATAACTCCAGACTTTGCTATAGGCAATCTCGGAGAGATACTCAATTACACTTCAAGAAAATTACCTAATGTAGATGTAGCCATTGCTTTTCAAAAGGGAGTCAGGACAGATAGAAACCGAAACGAGATACTGGCTAGATTCTTGAAATCAGAGATGGATTATATCCTCTGGCTGGATGCAGATATGTTATATCCTGAGACAATCATAGAGAACTACCTACAAGTGGTAAAAGAGGGAGGCAAATTAGATGTTATAGGTTGTCTATACTTCGGGAGAAACTACCCTTTCAAACCTATCGGCTATACCAAAGACCCAACCAACGCTATCAAACCATATCTAACTATACCACCAGCGTTAGTTAAAAAAGGTGTTATCTATCCTGTAGCTGGTCTGGGATTTGGTGGGATGATGGTCAATACCAAAGTGTACGAGAAACTAGGCGACAAGAAATGGCACAACTACGGAGTTAATTTTCACTTACCAGGATTTGAAAACCCAGATGCTCTGACGCATGACCTAGAGTTTTGTAAGACTGCAGAGGCGGCTGGATTCAATATCTTGATGCATGGGTCAGTCAGACCCTCTCATATAGGAGACTACCCAGTGGACGAGAGAGATTTTATTAGAGAATATAGTCCCATAATGAAACATGAGCCAGATGTAATAGTCATGATACCAGCCAAACCAGAAGATGTAGAGCTGGCTAATAAAGCCGCTAAACTCATGCAGTATAGAGCTGGAACTAAGTGCGAAGTAAAGATTTTAGAGGATAAGAAGAAAGAGGGGTATGTGGCAATGGTCAATAAGTGTTTCAAGGAGACTAAGGCTGACCTCTATGTTTGGACATCTGCAGACGCATTTCCTGGCAAAGACTGGCTAAAAGAGGCTGTTATAGCTCAGGCAGTACAAAACAAAGGACTCATGTGTCTCAATAACGGTAGATGGGACGGCATACTGCCAGCATTTGCAATGATAACTAGGAAATACGCTGAGACTGTCTATAATGGGGAGATTTTCTATCACAAATACTTCGGGAACTATTGCGATACTGAGTTAGGACAGATAGCAAAACAGGAGCAGGAGTACGGATATGCAGAGAAATCTATCATGCTAGAGATTGACTACACAAAGCAATTTGACGGTCAGGTCAACAAAAAAGACCAGAGTCTATTCAAGAGACGAAAGAAAACAGGATTTGGTAATAAAGTGTTTGATAAAAAGATACTAGAGGAGTTTATATGACCAATGAAACTATCTTAAAGCGAAGTATGGAGAAAGCAGTAGAGAATTGGTATGGATGGAACTATACTGACTTACCTATTTATCATCATGCTGGTAGACAAATATATGTAGTTGATAGAGATGGGGGAAATGAACCACTTACATCTAAAGACCCAGAGTTTTTTAAGTTAATCTTCTCTCACGGCTTTGCTAAGGCATTTTGGGGAGAGGAAGAAGTAGATATTCAAACTTCTTATACTAAAAAAAGACATAAGGATGTATTAAAGAAGTTAAGAAGTGAAGGGAATGTTGCAATTATTAAAAGATGGGGAATAGATGGTACTCAAGTTAATTGGAAACACCACCTTCAACAAATGGTGCTGTGCATCCACCCTATCAAGTATTTGGAGAAGTTTCTATGATTTATGTAACAGGGTCAGAGGGATTTATAGCATCTCATTTAATAATCATGCTATCGGAGCTAGGATTTAACGATTTAGTTTTTCTGGACAAGAAAAAGGGTAGGCATACAGCCGACCTTGCGGAACTAAATAAAACAGTCAAAGCATACGGCAAGCCGACGGTTATATTCCATTTAGGAGCGAGTTGTTCAACATCTAACAGCCTCGCACATCCATACGCTGATTTTATAGACAACGCTGCAGGCACTGTAGGAGCGTTAGAACTGGCTAGAGTACATAAAGCTAAGTTTATCTATACATCATCCATCAAGGCTCTAAAGACAGCTAAGGACGGCTCTAGGACTCCCTACGGACTATCTAAATATGTCGGGGACTTGTATGTAAAGGAATATGCAGCAATGTATGGAGTGGAGTACATAATCAATCATCCTGGAACTATCTATGGATTTGGACAAGAGGGGTCGGCAGAATCAGGCTGGTTAGCGTGGTTTATCAAGTGTGCAAAGGAAAACATAATTTTACCAGTTTTCGGTAATGGAAAGCAAGTTAGAGATGTTTTGTATATATCAGACTATATCAGACTATTGCTCCGACAAATGACAGAGTTTGAGGACTGGAAAAACAAAGAGTACGAAATGGGAGGGGGTAGGAAAAACTCTCTATCTATTTTAGAGGCTACTAAACTTCTGGGAATTAAGGAGATTCAACTACTACCAGAGAGACAGGGAGACATTAAGAAACTTGTATCTAAAAATAGGGGACTCAGAGGTTGGAAACCTACTATGGGATATAAAGAGGGAATACTAAATACTTTGGAGAAATACAAATGAGAACTATAGCAGTTTTAGGAGGCTCTGGATTCATTGGCAGCCATTTAGTAGACAAAATCATTGAGGAGGGAGATAAGCCTGTTATCTTTGATAGATTCAAGAAAAACGACAGTAATCCAAAGGCTGACATTTTTCTAGGAGATGTTTGCGACGCTGAGGCGGTCAATTACATAGTCGGACATACTGACGCATCAATCAATCTCGCTGGTATTTTAGGAACTATGGAGACGGTAGACAATCCAGCTCCAAGTGTCAAAGTCAATGTTTTAGGAGCATTAAACTACTTACAGGCGGTCAGAGAAAACGACAAAAAAGCAGTTCAAATCACAGTAGGTAATCATTACATGAATAACAGCTACTCTATAACCAAGTCTACTGCTGAGAGACTAGCTCTTATGTTCAATGTGGAGCATGGCACTAAGATAGGAGTAATAAGGGCATTAAACGCCTATGGGGAGCGACAGAAACACAAACCAGTACGCAAGGTAATACCATCTTTCATACATAGAGCATTGGAGGGAAAACCCATTGAAATCTTCGGGAACGGCGAGCAAATAATGGATATGATTTATGTTAAAGATGTGGCGGATGTACTATACAGAGCTATGACAACTAACTACGACTACTACAAAGTCTATGAGGCTGGAACAGGTAGAAAAACCACAATCAACGAAATAGCTCAAATCGTATCAAACTGTATCCCTGATTCTGAGATAAAACATATACCTATGAGAGCTGGAGAGCCTGACAATTCTGTAGTGATAGGAGACCCCAGTACATTGTGGTCGCTATACGGCAGAGTGCCTAAGCTCACTAAGATAGAGGATGTAATGCCTGATATAGTTCAATGGTATCGGGAAAATAAGGTAAAATCCACCTCTTAATATGCGATAATTTAAGTAAGGAGGAACTAATTATGGATTTACAAAAAATTATTGGTCAAGCCGAGCTAGAAATAAAAGATAAAAAAGACGAGGCTGACAGATATTTACACAACGCTAAGGCTAGTTTAGCTGAGGCAAAAACTAAAAGAGCTAGTGTCAAAAGACAAGAAATAGAGCTTGCTAAGTTTCAAACGGAGATTGATAAGAAAATCGCCAAACTTGAAAAATTAGAGGCTATCAAACTCTCAGAACAAGAGAGAGGCATACTCAAAGCAGATGCTGAGGAGTCTATGGAACGAGCCAATAAAATGACTCAGGATGCTATGGATAAAAAGATTGAGTCCGAAAACCTCATGAAACAAGCATCAGACAGAGAGCTTAAAGCTAAAAGTAACGCTAAAAATTACAAAGAAAAACTAAAGAAAGCAGCAATTTCAAATCTGTTAGATTTAATGTTTAAGGAGGTCTAAAATGTCAGTAGCCATATCGGAGTTACAAACCCGATTAGCTTACAGACTCGGCGAAGATAGCACTCCTAGCGACACTAACGAAGTAGCCAGACGACTTTCTTTCTTCAACGAGGCGTACAGAAAAGTACTTGGGGAGACCTATTGGTGGTTTCTACAGGTTACTGGGTCTGATACAACTATTGCTAGTCAAGAGATTTACACAAACGCAACATACTTTAGAGACATGATTGAGCTAAGGGTAGACGGAAAAGCCGTACATCCTATAAGTCAAGCAAAGGCTCTATCTACCTATAATTACCCACCAAACTCCTACTATTTTGACTCTATGTCTCCCAGATTCTATATCTTTGGAGACTCAGAGCTACATATTATTCCTGTTCCATCAGCAGCTCCTAGTGCAGTCGCTGTTACCAGCATTACCGCATCAGGAACTACAGCCACTGTAACCACAACTACAGCTCATGGACGCTCAAATCATCAATACATTACAGTAGCTGGAGCAGACCAGAGCGATTACAACGGAGAGCAAAAAATACTATCAGTCCCATCAACCACTACATTTACATTTACAGTAGCATCTGGAGTAACTACTCCTGCCACTGGCACTATGACTATAACAAACCGTAACATAGTGTATCGTTACTGGAGATACGGAGGGACTCTTACATCTACTTCAACAGTACTTATCCCTGACCAATGGGTAGATTGTCTAGTAGCTTATGCTTACTGGAGAAAATCAGGCACTGTAGAGGGCATGAGAGGGTCGGCAGCCGATGCTATGGAAGAATACAATCAGATAACCAGCGACTTACGCAAGGAAAATACTAGACGCAAGTTTTATTTCAAAGGGGTAATACCATCAACATCAGCAAGTACAACGGAGTAACTCTATGCTGACAATGGCAGGCAAGGTAAAAAACCCTAAAAGAAAAGACGAGATAGCAGTTGGTTTTATTGGTGGACTAAATACTTTCCAAGACGAGACGCTGATAAAAGACTCAGAGCTAACAAACGCTAAAAATATCCTATTATCTGTAGATGGTATCGCTCC